TGTACGTCGATTATTTCAGAAATTGCAGGGACTTTACGGAAACATTCTTTCCTGCTATGAGGCTGGCCCCTGTGGTTTTGGGCTATATCATCAACTCACGATATTTATAATTAAATGCGCATAACTTATTGAATTTAACCAACAAACATCGCTGCAAATAACGTTAAAAATCGCAAATTAACTACACCATTAACTACACCGTTCGGTGCACTGTATGCAACAATGCGGAACAAATAGACACAAGCGACGGGCTATACCGTTATCATTTTCCGGCTATCCGCCATGAAGCTGGTGGATGATCACGGATAAACCGTTATGGAAGTCCCCATATCGGCATCATGCCCACCAGCGAGATTAGTTATCTGGTTGCTGATGGGAGGCTGACGAACCTCGATGCTAGGGTGCGCAAAACTAGTGAGACCTTTTTTCTCTGCAACAGGCCCATAATTCGCGTTTTCTTTGTCTGCCGTAAGGTGGGGGATTTTTGGCGGATCCAGCAATGGCGCGGATTTTGTGATTTTTTATAGATAGACCTCATCTATCAATCCCGTGCACACCTTCCCAAAAAAAGTTTTCGAACCTGCGGCGATGTGAACAAGGGTAGGCGGGCGGTCCCATAAGCAATGAGGTGTAGGGATTTCTATCCCCCTGGGGGTATTAAACACCACCCGATTTAAATACCGTCTTTTTTGTCACTGTGTGTCACTCTCCGTCACGGTATGTCACCACAAGTTAACGTCGTAACCGTTCCGGCTTCTTCCAGTGGTAAGTAATTTTTTCTTTCTCTTGGTACATCTGCACGCGGCGACGGTACGACAACATCTCCAGAACTCTGGCGCGTATGTTGCGCATATCCACGCCGTTAAGCTCGATACCGTCACGGCGCATCACCTCAGCAACAACACGCACATAATTTTCAGCGGTCACGCTGTCCGGCTGCGTGGCCTGTTCGTCAGCCTGCTGGCTGATTCCGGTAACGCGGCGGATTAATCGCAGTATTTCGGCTTCTGTCATTGTGCCCCCATCGCTCTGATAGCCTGGTGTCGTCAGGTCCTTCCTGGAATTATGGCCCGTTACGGGGCGGCGGTTACTCGCCTTTGTTCTGTAGCAACTTCTCAGGCGCGCTTCCGGTAGTTTCCATCAGGTAATCAGCCAGTATCTGTGGCAGGTTTTCGTCAAGTCTTGCACATGCGTTACATGCTTTGGCTATTTCCCTTTTTAGTTCATCCAGCATATACGGCCTTATATCGGGAAAGCGCCTTTGCATTGTGAGCGGGAGGCTGTCCATGATTGATGAAATCTGACTCGCTAGTTTTGAAATCGCGTAGATGCAAAACTTTGTATCAATCACCTCGCCGCGTTCGCGCTCGTTTTTAAGTTCCTGCGCTTCCGCCTGTGCTGTCAGCAATCTGATTCTTACGCGTAAAAGTTCATCATCATCAATCTCGCCTTTGTCGTTTGTAAGCTGGTTAATTGCATTGTTAACCCTATTGTCTATCACGCTAGCAACATCATAAAACGCCTCACGGCCTTTACGCTCAACGGGAGTTACTCCCCACTTGTCGAACGCTGTCGCACTTACGCGGCAGCTTTGCGCCATAGTTTTTTTGTTCATCAGGTGCGATTTCATCAATATCCCCACTTAGTTAAGGTTTCAGGTTGGTGTGTTGGTGTTATCTTTCCCTTTTTATTCATAGAGATAGAGCGAAAAACAAAACCACCACCACCAACCCGAAAAGGCTCATAAATAGCGAAAATCCGCAAGGTCGCCGCCCCGTAACGGGTCCATATGCCGGAAAGGACCCGTAAAAAAAGCCGGATTTCTCCGGCCTTATGTCAGATGGTTTTCAGTATGCGATCGACGTCGCCTTCATCGCCCTGGTTTCTGCCGTCGTATGCCATGCCGGGTGATACGGCTTTCGGGCTGTGCATGTCCATAAAGTTTTCAAAGGCTGCGGTAAGCTCCGGCGCAACCTTCGGGCGCTCCTGCTCTATGGTCATGTTCAGGATTTCACGAGCATTATCGACGCTAATACATGGCACGTTTGCCATTGCACGTAACAGCGGCTGATAGTCGTTATGTTCATGAAGCGCCATAATCGCATCAGCGCGCGGCTTGTCCTGCTCTTCCAGTTTGTTGAGTTGATATACGGCCTCGTAGGTTGATAAACCTCTGTCAGCCATTGCCCGCGCTTCTGCTTTAAATTTACTCGCCAGCGGTAGCGCCATGATGCTTTCATTCGTTGCCATCGTTTCCCCTGCTTATCGCGCCAGCGGCTGAACGGATACGCCAGAACCCGCAAAGGCGGCGCATTTTTTCGCGTCAGTGTCGGCGCTCTCAGGCCAGTTTACGGCGGCGATATTAAATATCCCCGTCTTGTAACACTGTGCTGATTTCTGCTTTGACGTGTCCACGGGGTACGAGGTCAGATAAACAGCCTTCCCAGATTCCTGACCATCCCACGGCTTAAACTCGCCATTGTCCGCCAGCATCAGCGGGGTAAATTCCTGAATAACGCCAGCATCAGCGGCAAAATGTACCAGCGTCGTGGATACCTGCTGACTGCCTGCAAATAACTCAATGTATGGAGTGTCCATAGAATCCCCCGTTAAGCAATTTTGACGGTAACAAATTTGCGAATATCTGCCGGAACCGGCTGCGGTGCGCTGTGCGTCTGCACGTACTCAATCGCCGGATCGCCGTCCTCAATCCAGTTTTTCGGGTAGTACATGTTTTGCGTTGCGCCTGTTCTTACCGCTTCCTGATCCATAATCGCACCATAGGCCACCAGCCCTTTGTTGTTGGTGTTGCCCAGGACCAGCAAATCAGGATCAAGGAAATATTTTTCTGTGCCGTCGCTGTCAGTGTATTTGCCGGAATAGACGATAAGGGCCAGATCACCAAGATAGCCTTTAAAGCTCACCACTTCGCCCAGGTTTTTACATGCCAGCTCTGCGGCGGATTCTGAACCACGGGAGAGATCGTACAGTTCACGGAATTTTTTAAAGCTGCGTAACATGCGCCATACATCAACGCCCATAATCATGACGTTTGCGGGGCAACCTGCCTGATCTGCGTATAGCTCAATGTCATAGATTGGGTCGTGTATGTCTTTGTCCTGCTCTGACCATTTTTTACCGTCGGCCTGCTCTATGATGTTTTTTTCCGGTATCTTCCAGTCGATTTCATAGCGCTCTATGCCTTCGCCCTCAATGATGTTTTTTCCGGTCGTTATCGCATTCACCGCCAGCCATTCCACGCGCGCTTTAATGGCGTTTATCTGGCGGCGCATGTTGCCAGTAATCAGGCGCATACGGCGGTAGGTAGGGTCGTTAAGCTGTGCCGGATCTTCTCCAGCCATGCGCATTATTGTTTTTAATGGATCGATTTCGTGTTTTGGCTTCATGTAGCCAGGGCGAATAATGCTGGTTTCGTACCCTTTATCGCGCTGAACCTGGCTACCAACCATAGGCGAACAAAACGCCGACATAGTGACTTCTTCAATATCCAGGTTATCTAACATGATGTCCTGTGTGTTGAATGTCGCCACGTTCGGGAAAAACAGCGCGGTAAACAGCGGACTAAATTTAAATTCCGCAATATCCTCGCGATTCAGGTACGCGAAAAGCTGGTGTGTGTTAAGTGCCATTGCTTTGACTGCCATTATTCACCCCCATGAGTCTGATTTATGCCCAGCGCCGCGCGTAAATAGGAGCGTACCTGCCAGCCTGTTGACGGCTCAACCATCGCCAGCGGATCAAGTCCTGCCGCAATGCCTGCTTTTACGTTCTGCTGGTGGCGTTCCTTGAGCGCCTTCACGATGTCGGGGCTTATGTACACCGAAACACCGCCTTTTTTCTCTTCAGCCATAGTAAGAAATTCCTCTTTGACTTAAAAAATTATAACTGGATGTTCATCCAGCTCTGATTATAATCAGGATTGCATTTTGTGCAATGATATTGAGTTGTGTTGCAAATTATGAAATGATGATCCCGCTCATGTGTGTCAGTGCACCAAAAAGCCTCATATGCAAAAGCCCGATAAGCCACCTCTGACCTTATCGGGCTTTTTTATCTGCCTGCAAAGATGTCGAACGAAAATTAACCACAACCATCATCTTTTTTGCATCAAAACAATTAAAAACAATAAATTACGCTCATGATGATGATGACGATAAAATCACAAAAATGCGCTTTTTTCCGCGCCTCCCGCCCCGTGTTCAGGCCCACCCCGCCAGGAGGACCCGTAAAAAAGCCGGATTGCTCCGGCTTCTGTCACTCGTCGCTTAAAACGGTATGTTATCCCCGTACGGATCATCATTCCCCGCCTGTTGTTTTGCCCTGTTCAGCGCGTCAGTAGCCTGGCCCTGTTGACCTTTTTTGCCGCCCAGTCGCGCCGTTCGCGCACTGATTACACTGTCTGCGATAACCTGCCAGCCCTGCCGCGTTTCTCCGTTCTGCCCAGTCCACTGGCTGATCTGCATGTTACCCGCCACGCTCAGGAGTTCACCCTTGCGGTGCCTTTCCAGTGCTTCGGCCTGTCTGCCAAATGCCAGGACGGATAACCACATCGTCGCCGTTCCGTCATCTGCCTGGCTGCACGGAAGGGGGACCGCCATACGCGCCAGCGTCATCGGTGTGCCCTTGCTGGTCTGTTTTACCTGCGGGTCGTCCACCAGCCGCCCGTAAGCTGCTATCTGTGCTGTCATGATTCCACCTCTCCGGTTTTAACGTTGATGGTTGTTACCTGTTCCGCTTCGGCAATCTCCCGCTCTGTCAGCGTGGCAAAATTTGCCGCCGTCGTGGTCATGAATGCGCTTATCAGTTCGGGATGTGCTTTCGCGTATCCTTCCCCCGCGTGGCGGTCTATCGTTCTGATTGCCACCTTTAAAGCGTGCTCTGTCATGTCTAACGCTTTATATTTTGGCGCTGTCTTATCTCTGGTTTTTCTGGTCATTCCTCACTGCTCCCCACTTTTACTACCCACTTTTTGAAATTACCCAACGTCTCCCCACTTCTTTTTTTTGTGATTCTAACGTGATGTTTTTCAATGTGTTTTTTATTCCCCACTTTTTGGGGTATATACAGGTGGGAAAGTGGGGAATCACGTTTCAATTTTGTTAAATTCCCCACACTCCCCACTTTTACTACCCACTTTTTACAGTGGGCGCACGTCATCACCGTCAATAGCAATAACGCCATCACCTTCCAGCTTGTACAGCCAGCGCCGGAAGTGTTTCATCTCATACCCCAGCTTTTTCATATCATCGCGCAACAACGGAATAGTGCATTTATCTCCGCGCTGTGTGCGTGAACGGATACAGCCCCATAGCGCGGCATGATTCTCCGTCTTGTTCCCGGCTTCCTCGATGCGCTCCAGTTCAACGGGTGGGCGCGGCTTATCCACAACAACCAGCGACGTGATTAACTCCCCGTCAGTGTCGGTAAAAAGCTCCACCACACGTAAATCGTATGCGGCCTCTTTCAGTTCCTCCGCGTCCTTCATTTTTGTGCAGGAGATAACCAGGGCTTCACTGTCTGCACCTTCACGGCGAATACGGTATTCAGCGTCCAGAGATGCACGAAATGCACTGGAACCACGCGCCCCCTTTGTTTCATCCTTGCCGGAATGGTGAACCACCAGCACCGTGGCCCCTGTGCGGCGTTTCAGTTCGTCACATCCACGGATAAACGCCCCCATATCCCGCGCGTCATTTTCATCATTACCGCCAAAGCAACGCGCCAGCGTATCAAGAATAATCATGCGTACCGGTTTACCCGTTTCCCGTTCAACCTGGCGGGAAGCGATGACCATTTCATCAACATCAAGCGGGACTGCCGGAAAAATCGGGCGGTTTACCAGGTACAGATTTTCCACCCGTTCATCATTAACGATTTCCCATGCCTTGATACGGCGGGGGACACCAATGCCACCTTCACCGACAACATACATCACCGAACCATGCGCCACCCTGCGGCCTCCCCAGTGACGGCCAGTGGCAACATGACACGCCCAGGAACACGCGAGGAACGATTTATAGGAACCGCTCGCGCCGTATGTGCTGCACAATGAATTAGCCGGAATCACGCCCTTAACGACATAATCAAGCTGTGTGTCGTACCCTGCAGATCCAATGCTCATTGGTAGCGTGGTTTTTCGCTGGCTGTATTGCTCGTCAGTAAGTATTTCCCCGCGCTCTGCCTGTTCGCGGATCCGTTGCAGGTAGTCGTGCCAGTTCTCCAGCTTCTGGCTGTGCATTCCATCAGGGTAATAATTCGCATCCCGTACACCTGCCGCCGCCAGCTTTTGCCCGATAGCATTAATATTTGACGGCTTGATGTGGCCTGCCTTGTACAGCCGGACACAATAGCGACCATCGTCGATAATTTTCAGGTCTGCCAGTTCGTCAAGCTGGCTGTCTCCCAGCCATACAGGCGGGACGTTATCACCAGCAAGTCGCCCGTCCTGTTCCTGCCACTGTTTCGCGTGCGCCCAGGCATCACTACCCGCAAAAATAATGACTTCGGTCATTTTGTCGTGTGGCTGTTTTTTTAAGTTCGGTGCCAGTTTCATTTTTTGCCCCTGAATGCGTTAATCATGTTTTTCATTTTCTGAATATTTGCCCGTGCCTTTGCGTTGCTGGTGGGCTGTTTGCGTGGTGTGGCCTGTATCAGTGAAAAATCACGCCGGAACTGATAAGCAGGCATCACGCAGTCATAGCCGTACCCATCACGGCGGTAAGTAACGCACCGCCCCGCCACGCTTTTAATCGTTACCGTGCCACCGTAGTTATCCCGGAAAATATCGCCGGGGCGGATTTCAGGCCGAGGGAGACCACTGGCAGTAAAGCCAGAATTTTTCTGTTTCATGTTTTTTTACTCCAGAGGCAGATTTTTAGCGGCGAGTTCAATATCAGATGTCAGAGAAACCTGTGTATTTGCCAGGTCTAACAACAAAGAAATAAGAATTTCCTCTCTGCTATCGGATTCATCGGTGCTAAGGCTGTTCATCCACATATTGACGACTTCCCTGATTTTTTTCGCAGAGTGCAGGGCTTCAAATGCCAGGTCTTCAATATCATGTTTATTTCGCATAATCGCCCCCGCGTAACTGGTCTGCACTAACACCCGATTTAGTGAGCATTTCAGAAAATCCCGCAAGAGTGCTGATAAATTCGTTTTCCATTAAACGGCACTGGCATTTAACCCGGCCTTTTTCCAGATACACCAGTACGCGCCCCGTATAATCTGACGGCACATTCAGCACTACAGATAAGTGCGCTTCATTATTATTCATGGCTCACCACCTCCATATCAGCCATGATAATTTTGCTGGCCTCATTCAGTGCCATATCAGCACTAAGTTGCATTACAGCCAGTGAATGAGGAACGAAAGCCCCGGCATATTCTGTTTCACTGGTAGCGTGCTTATGCGCCCTGTCCGCGATAACAGAAATATCAATCAGCGCATCAATCAGTGTTTTGATTGCTTCGGCGGCTGCGTCCGGACGGGTGTTATTGCACATGGTGCACCCCCTGACGAATACGGGCGGCGAATACCATCACGCAGCCAGCCGGTGATTGCTGACGGGCTTCCTGTTCGCTGGTGGCCTCAATGGTAATCACGCGCGGTTGTGCCGTACTCAGGGCGATAAAACGCCAGATGTATTTATTCAGGTTGTGCGAGTCCCGCCCTTGCGGGTGTATGGTATGATTTCTCATAGCAGCCTCGATAATCTTGCTATCGTTGGTGGTTAGACGCCCCGTATGTGTTTCCGGCACTGCGGGGCGTTGCTCTTTGTATTTCAACAATTCTTTTGGTGTGTTTCATGTTATGAGCGCATGAAACACACGTCAAGGCTTTTTGTATTTCTTTTTTTGTGTATACTGAAACACACCGATGATTAGGAGTTTCAGAAATGGCAACGGCTAACAAAAACGCAAAATCACAACTGACAACTGTCAGAGTCCCACTAGATGTTATGCAAGGGATGGAATCCGTTAAGCTGGACGGCGAAAGCAATGCCGGATTTATCGTAACCGCCATGCGCGGAGAAATAGCCCGCCGCCAAGCAGAAGGCAGCGGAGAAAATCCCCTTGTGTCGTCACTGGATGCCCTGGCTAAGGTCGAACAAATCGGCATCAAAGCAGCGGAAGAAATCGGGCAGCTTGTCACCGTTGCACGCGAAGAACTCCAGCGTCGCAAGACCAAAGAACCAGAGTAATCACCATCAGCGCCGTGGTGTAAGGTATTACGGCGCATTGCTATGCAGGACAACACAATGACCGATAAAGAATTGACCAAAACATTATCACCGGCACGGAAAAGACGGCGCAGAAAGATAGAGCATGAATCAGAAAGATTCGCGCCATGTGCTTTTGCTCTTGAGAAATTCCTTAAAGAGCACAGGAAAAAGCTCTCGTTGCAAACCTTGGAACGAACCAAATCTGACTGATCACATTGCCCACCAGCCGCAAATGTGGCATTGTTGGTGATGCTCATGCGTTGGGGATAACGTGTAGCTTGTGTCGAGGGGCCACCGTAGCGGGTGGCCTTTGTTTTGCCTGTTATCCGGCAATTGTGGCGCTTCGCCACACGGTTGATATAATCCCACTGCTCAGATTCATTTTTTGCGCAGTAGGTTAATTGTTCACAAAGGCGCTCCGGCAACGGGGCGCTTTTTGTTTTTATTAGTTTGTAGAAACCTGACTCAGAGATAATGCTCATATTCTGATTGCCGTCAGGGGTGTAAGTTAAATTTACTCCCTTTTTATCATCAAACATCTGCAACGCTCTGGCGTTAACAATATTGGTTTCACTCCCGCCAGTAAGGCCGGAAATAACCGGAATAATTTCGGCAAAATTTTGCAGATTCTGTTTTTCAGGACGAACGAAGCCCCGCCCTTGTTCGGGAGAATATCCAGTATTCATGGTTAGATCTCTGTATTAGTGGATGGGTGGCGGCTGTGTGCCGCCAGCCTGATTAGTGAACTGCCTCGCAGCTTTCCTTCCATGCCAGAACTTCGGATAAAGACCAGCCAACGGAACGACCGCCGAGCTTACGCCGTGATGGGAATTGTCCGGTTTTTTCCAGGCGGTACCGACATGAACGGCTCAGGCCTGTAAGTTGCTGACATTCTTTTTCACGTATAAAGCGATCTGTGCTTAACACAATTCCCCCTTTGATATTTCTTAAAGAGTTATTTGGTGTCCTATTGTGTTGTGGTGCGTCGGATTGTGTCAGGGTGTTTATGGAATGGCAAACACTGGCGGCGGTCATTTTACAGAAGTGTGGTAATGAGAATAAAAACTCTTTTAATTCATTGTGGTGCAAAGGCATAAAATTCTGTTTTTACGCCTTTTTTACATGTTTTTAAGAGTGATTCGCCAATGTACAAAAAGCCAGTAAAACGACTGAAAATCAACTTTTTAGGGTGTCAGTCAGATGTTAATCAAGTTTGTTCCAGATTGTTCGCCGTTGTTCGTCGTGGTGTCTCGTTGTTTCACGTTGTGTCAGTTCTAAAAAATCGCAAAAAAAATTATATTTCTCTGGCTATTGGCAGTGTGGTTACGTTTTTGTGAGTACCCGCCAGTATCTCTAACCGCTCTGTCCACATGTCCAGCGCATTACGTTTCGCATCGAGATAACGGGAGTGGTTATAGACTCGCTGCATCCCTGGCATCTGGTGAGCGGTGAGTTGTTCGACAATATGCGGATCCACGCCTAAATCGTTCAGCATCGTGGTAAACGTGCGCCGTATATCGTGTAGTGACCAGTGCGGATGGTTTAATTTTTTGTGCATGAATCTGCCGTATTGCGACACACTGGCTTCCTGTTTCAGTTCCCCGAGTAATAGCCCTGTGTGTCTGTTCTGCTCCACCAGCTGCGTGACGAACGGTAAAATGCTTTCCGGTATTGGCCTGAATATGGCGACCTTCGTTTTGCTGTGCTCTTTCGGTACTGTCCAGAGCATTTCCTTAAAATCCCACTCCCTGATCTCCGATAATCTCAGTTCTCCGGTTCGGCAGCCGAACACAATCAGGAGGCGGATTAGTGCGCTGTAGTAGGGCGGGAATATTTTTTTATCCAGCGCCTGTAATAATTCGCCAAGTTCTTTGTTGCTCAGCACGCGTTCGCTTATGCCTGGTTTTTTGCCAACGTCCACCACGTTAAGATCATCCAGAACGTTACTGACTGCGTAGCGACGTTTACGGCAGAACTTAAGCGCCTGTTTACACGCCTGCATCATGTGACCAGACGTTACAGGGGATTTTTTGCGTATCCGGTCAAAACAGGCCAGCCAGTGACGTAACTCGCATTTATCCAGTGGCATATTGCCAATATGCTGTATGACGTGATTATTCAGGCGGCTTTTCAGGCATACGTAATCGACACGGTTTTCCTTTACGTGCATTTCCAGCCAGTAGCTGATCGCATCACCCACCGTTACCGGCTTTAGTGCTTCCTGTATGGAGTAATTAAGCTCATGGCGTGGATTTTTTCCTTCTGCCAGCCATGCGCGACACTGTGCCGCTTTTTCCCTGGCTGCTTTCAGGCTCAGATCAGGATAATTTCCCAGCTTCAGGCGTTCCGGTGATACCTGGCGTCCAGCTCCTGCTCTGTAGGTGAAATACCAGGTTAATAAGCCGCTGGTGGAATGCCTGACGCTCAGGTTTCCACCGTCATTAAGAAATGTGGTTTTTGGGGCTGGTGTGCCGTTGATTTTTCTTAGCTGTGTATCGCTCAGTTTGTTAAGTGCTCTGCTCATAATTTTGAATCCGGTCATCACAATTAACTACACCATTAACTACACCGATCATTGCACAAGGGGGTACAACGTGGAACAAGTTGGAACAAGAAAAATTGCAATGAGCTTAAAAATCAAAAACATAATGAACAACGTGGCACATTATGAAACAGCAAAAAACACTAATTTATAAAATCACAGCGATGAATATAAAATGCCAGGTTATTGCCCCTTCCCGCATACCAAAATCACCGACAGACAGAATCAAAAATGATCATCGGGACGCAATTTCTC